TATTTGGACCAACAACTACAGATTCATATGTACCATATGTAGTTCAAGATTATTTAGCTAAACGCGGCAATGTAATCACAGTAACTCGTTTGTTGTATGAAGATGGATATCGTTTAACTAATGGTGCATTAGCAATCATTGCAAAATCAGGTTCTGGTGCAGGCGCAGTACAGACAGTAACACATGTACTTCACCCAACTCAAGCAGTAACATCTGAAGGAGCAACAGCATTATTTGAAGATTCTGTATTGTTAAATGGCGGATCCGGGTCATTTGCAATTAGAATTTCAGGTTCGTATGCAGCAGGCCCAGATTCAGCAATTGGATTTAGCGGTGCATTTTTAGCTGCAGAAAGCACGGCAATATCAGCATCGATTGTTTCTTCAAACAATGAGTATGTTTCAAAAGTTTTCCAACGTGATTATAAATCAGTGAATTATCCAGTTTATGTTCAGTATGAAAATCTTAATGCATCAAGTTTATTCAATAACTTAGGTGACGTTACCATGGAGTTGGCAAGACTTTCAAATTATGAATTTTTGCAAGATTATCAAACAGCAAACACGCCATTTATAACTTCACAAAAAATTGGATCAATTACTAGAAACTTGTTCCGATTCCACACTTTATCACATGGCACTTCAGTTAACTTTGAAACCAAAGTTGGTATTCGCGATGTTAAATTAGGAACTGAAACTGCAGATCCAAATGGTTATGGTTCTTTTACAGTTGAAATTCGTCGAGTTAATACATCAAGTCCAGCTCCAGGTCTTTTGAATTCACCATATTCATCACAAGATACTGACAACGCCCCGGATATCGTAGAAACATATTCAAATGTAAATTTAGATCCAACATCTCCGAATTATATTGCTAGAAGAATTGGCGATCGATACCAAACCATTAATGATTCAAATCAACTTCTTATTAATGGAGATTATCCGAATATTTCAAAATATGTACGAGTAGAAGTAGATGCAAATGTTGAAGACCGCTTAATTGATCCTGCATTAGTTCCATTTGGATTCCGTGCACCATTTAGTCCAATACCAATGGCATCTGGTTCATTAAATTTACGTGCAGCATCATATGCTACATCGCAAGTTGTATCTAGTGCATATAATAGTAACAATTATCTTGGATTTAACTTTACAGTTCAAAACAACATGAACTATTTAGCTCCAATTCCAACATCGGGTTCAAATACAGGTAGCAATTCAGATTTCTATTTAGGTGATGTAAATCAAGATGCAGATGCAGGATTCCCAACAATCGCAACTGCATATTCAGGTTCATTGCAAACTGCATTGAATGCGGGTACATTTACTACAAATGTTGCAACATCAACACGTAAATTTATACTTCCATTCCAGGGAGGATTTGATGGAGCTAAACCAAACTTGAAAAAATATTCAGGTACAAATATTGCTGCATCAAATACATTTGGTTTTAATTGTGAAAATGCAACGGCTACGGGTACTAAAGCATATAATAAAGCATTTACATTGTTAAGCAATGCTGATTATTATGATATGAACTTACTTGTTACTCCGGGTATCATTGATAGTTTACATCCATTTGTAACTAGTTTAGCACGTCAATTGGCTGAAAATCGTCAAGATACATTTTATGTAATGGATACCAATCCTTTAACTGCTCCAATTGCTTCGGTAGTTAATCAAGTAACATCATTGGATAGCAATTATACCGCAGCATATTGGCCATGGCTTCGTATTACAGGCGCAAATAATATCCCAACATGGGTACCACCATCGACTGTGATTGCAGGTGTATTAGCATTTAACGATGACACGCAAGCACCATGGTATGCACCAGCTGGTTTGAACCGCGGTTTGATTACTGCAACAGACACATATATTAAATTATCACAATCAGATCGTGATACATTATATGAGGCTCGTATTAACCCTATTGCTAACTTTTTAAATGATGGCATTGTTGTTTTTGGTCAAAAGACCTTACAAGCTCGTCCAAGTGCATTAGACCGCGTTAATGTGCGCCGTTTGTTGATTGCAGTTAAGAAATTTATTGCATCATCAACTCGTTATTTAGTATTTGAACAAAATACAAATGCAACTCGTAATCGTTTCTTAAGCATTGTTAACCCATACATGGAACAAGTAAGAGCCAACCAAGGTCTTTATGCATTCCGCGTTGTTATGGATCAAACAAACAACACACCAGACTTGATTGATCAGAATATTTTATATGGTCAAATCTTTCTTCAACCAACAAGAACGGCTGAATTTATTATATTAGATTTCAACATCCAACCAACGGGTGCTGGATTCTAAAATAGTAAAATCAAAATAATTCTTTAAAGGCAGGGTTCGCTCTGCCTTTTTTTACATTTGCGATATTTATATTAAAAAATAGGAAAGCAAAATGGCATTAATAGATCAAGTCAATCCAAATTTAGCTCTTGTTGAAAATGTTGATATTTTTGACAAAGCATTTTCGTGGGAACCGAAACGCCAACATCATTTTATTTTAGAAATGAATGATATTCCATCATATTTAGTAAAAGCTTCTAGTAAGCCGACAATTACAAATACAGCTGTTGAATTAGATATGATTAATGTTAAACGTTATGTTGCTGGAAAACATGCATGGGACACCATTACAATGACATTGTATGATGCAATTGTTCCATCAGGAGCACAAGCAGTAATGGAATGGGTTCGTTTGCATCATGAATCTGCAACGGGTCGCGATGGTTATTCATCATTTTACAAAAAAGAAATTCGTTTACATCAACTATCACCGCTTGGCGAAGTAATTGAAGAATGGATCCTTAAGGGTGCATTTATTACTAGCGCCGGATTTGGTACTTTTGATTGGAGTAGTGATGCTGTACAAGAAATTGAATTAACTATTCAGTTTGATTGGGCATTCTTAAACTTCTAATTTAGAATAAACTATTTCAAAAGCCCCAATTTAAGGGGCTTTTTTTATGTTCGTACATATTTATAATAAAGGTTATATAAGGAATCTATGAGTACACATACTAATAAAATTGATCCAAACATTATTGAGTTAGCAAAACAACGTTATGAAACTAAAAAACGAAGCACATTGCCAAGTATCATTATTTCATTAGCAAGCTCTGGCAAAATATATCCAGAATCATCTCCACTTCGCTCCGGACAAATTGAAATGCGTTATATGACTGCATATGATGAAGATATTTTAACTAATACATCTTACATCAAGAACGGTGTAGTTTTTGATAAATTATTAGAATCCATTATTGTTACAGAAGGCGTAAATGTACAAGAAATTTCAACTTTTGACAAAAACGGATTGATCATGTACGCACGCGTATTATCATATGGTGCTGACTATCCCGTACAAATAAAAGATCCAGAAACAGAAAACATGTTGGAACGTTCTATAGATTTGCGAAGTGTTGGTTTTAAATCATTTGATTTACAATCTGATGCAAATGGCGAATTTGATTATAATATCAATGGAAATAAAATTAAGTTTTCATATAATATTAAATTAGATATGCTAAATTCATCAGTAACTGAAATGTTAGCAACCATAATCAAACAAGTAAATGAAACTAGAGCAACATCTGATATTGAAAATTTTATTCGATATGAATTATTAGCTAAAGATTCTCGAGAGTTTCGTTCATATTATTTAGAAAACGTCCCGGGTATAGATTTAACTTTTGAATTCGAAGGTGAAAATGGAGGCACCTTCAAATCTGGATTTCAACTTGGATCAGACCTTTTTTGGTTTTAAACCAGAAGACCGAGTATTTTTACACGACAATTTATTTAACATGATTTGGCACGGCGATGGTCGTTGGGACTGGGATACATTATACAATATGCCAATATTTTTACGCCGGCGTTGGATGAAACATGTTAAACGAATACTAGAAGAACGAGAAGATCATCAAAAGAAACTTGCAGATGCAGCTAAAAATAAAAGAAGCAAACGATCTCAACCATCTACGCCATCGCGTTCACCTAAAAAATAACTAGTAAATATTTATATAAAAATAAGTATTTATGACTCAGCAACAATTCATACAACAATTAAAGCAACAGCCTCGTCACGGTATGGCAACGTCATGGGAAGATTTTTTTGACGGGTTGATAGATTCAGCTAATGCATTACCACCTGCATTAATTAACTTATCTAAAGTTATTACCGACCAAACAATTGTAGCTGTTCGTTCATTAACTGGCGAAAATGAAAAATTAGCAGTAGGTTTTAGTCAAGCATTTGCAATGGCTCAAAAAGCACAAAGTGCTGTATTAGATTTAGCTAAAGCCGCAACATTTTACGAATCTAGCATTAAAAGTACTTCAAAATCGATGGGAATTGGTTTTAATGCTAGTTTAAAAATGACACGACAATTTACAGATTTATCACAAACAATGTCTGGTGCAAGTCTTAATACTAAAATGACTGCTGAACAATTTGGTAAATATGCTGGCGTCATTAAAAACGTCGTTCCTGGTTTAAAACAATTAGATGCGACAAATAAACAATATTATGCTGGGTTACAACAAACAAATTTTGTATTAGATCAATTTATGGGTCTATCTGCAGAACAAGCCGGCGCATTTACTCAATATGCAGCAAGCACCGCAGATAATTCGGCACAACAATTAAAGTTTATCAATGAAGTATCACAAATATTAGGAGATGATGCTGAAGGAACTTTGGGTTATACTAAAATGATAACTGAAGGCATTGCTGAAGCAGGCGCTGACATTCAATTACAATACGGCCGATTACCCGGATCTTTAGAGGTGGCTACTATCAAAGCAGCACGATTAGGTTTAAAATTAGAAGATTTAGCTGGAGCTGGCGAATCTTTATTAGATGTAGAATCTAGTATAGGTAAAGAATTAGAATATCAATTATTAACTGGAAAACGATTGGTTGATGATCAAGGAAATAGTTTAACTAATTTGTATCGAGAAGCTACATTGCGAGGTAATGCTAGCGATCAAGCAGATATAATGACAAAAATTATTGAAGACGAAGGTGATAATTTAGAAAAGAATTTATTTGCTAGAAAGCAAATGGCAGACTTATTAGGTATTCAAGAACAACAATTAGCATCTGCAATACAAAAACAAAAGATTTTTGAAAAAGCTGGAGAAAAACTTGGTCTAACTATTGATATTGATGATAATGGTGCAATAATGCAAGCTGCGCAATCTTTAAAAGAATCAGGTGAACTATCTGCAGAAGAATTAGCTGAATTAGCTACTTCATTAGACCAACGCGGAACTGAAGATTTATTAAAACAACAGTTAGCAAATTCAAATGAAATGCTAATTATGCAGAAATTACAATTTACGCAAAATTCTACAGCAGCAATGCGAGATGCATTTTCATCAGCATTACAAGGAATGACTGCAGCACAGGCAAACATGGATGATGCCCAATTAAAAGCTATTGGCGATGCAATGATAAAAACAACTAGTGTTGCTACATTAGCATCAACTCTTAAAGGTATGCTAAGTAGTGGCACAACTATAACTCAACCAACTATTGGCGGCGAAGCTGCTCCAGTAAATGACCTTATTGCAACACCAACGGGATATGGCGATCGCATATTGCTAGCAGGAGAAGATACATTTGCATTAAATAATGATGACACACTTGTTGCAGGAACAAATTTGTTTCCAAACACCTCAACTGGCGGTAGCAATATGGCTGCTAAAATAGATGAATTGATTGCAGAAATACGAAATCAAACACGCATATTATCAAAACGAGATAATACGTTTGGCGCTGGTATTAATAGTGCATATTACGGATAAGGAACACGATGAGTAACCCAACGCTAGAAGCAGGATCACAATTTACAGAACCATTCAATATTTCCACTCAACAAGAAAATTGGATTAGTTCAAATATATTAGGATACCAGAATCCAACAGAGTATGCAGGATCACAATTTACGGAACCATTCAATATTTTTACACAACAAGAAAATTGGATTAGTTCAAATATACTAGGATACCAGAATCCAACGGAGTATGCGGGATCACAATTTACGGATCTGTTTAACGTGTTGCCTGACACTATATTTACAAATCCAACTACCGTATATGCATCTCAATTTATTGCTGCTAGTAGTATAGGCGTAACATCTGGCGTAGGATCGAACCCAGTATTAGGTTTTGCTGCACCAACGCAACAATTATCTAATCCAACAATATTCGATCCGGGTGCTACTCAACAATTTTCAGCACCATTTAACACGTTGCCAGATCCAGCATTTATAAATCCAACTTTAAAACATACATCGCAATTTGTTGAACCAAGCACGCAACCAATAACTGCAGCACCATCACAAACATTATATGGTCCAACGCAAGCTAACTTAACAACGCCTGGCACAAAAGATGATAAATATGCTGATCAATTCATAGGAAATCCGTCGGCAGAAAATTGGCAAGTTACAAATACATTATCAGATTTTACCAATTTAAATAATTCACAATTTACGAGAAATGGCGTTGGATATGCATCTTCAATTGCAGCAGGAGCGTTAGGTTTTCCGCAAATTGGTCAAAGTGCGCAAAAAGTATTTGATACAGCCACTGATCAAAAAGATGTAGTTAATTCTACATATTTTACATTGCCGTTTGATCAATTGACCAATAAAATAAATTTTTCAGGTAATACTATTGATATTGTTAATTCTGTAGGTAATTTAGCACCATATGGAGATTTTAGAGCCAAACGTTTTGCTAGTTCATTTGCTAATCAAAATGCAAATTTAGCAGTAAAAATTAGTTCAGCAATTGGTAAAGCTCGTAAAGACGGAGCATCGGCTGCAATACGCCCCGGTAATTTTAGTCCGCGAGCTTCACTTTATGCAGCAACATCTTTAACGCCCGGCGGCGCTTATGCACTGTTTAATTTAAACGGGGTAGGTGAATATGGCTATGGATGGGGCGACCATGATTCGCAATTTGCAATGCGTAGCGATTTTACACTCCGAAGTGAAGTTACAACACGATGGGCGGATGTAAATTCTGGATCATTTGTTCGAACTAGAAATCCAGTTGAACTTGTAACGCCATTTCGCGGTGATAAAGTTACTGTTATTGACTTTGGCAAACGTTTGTTAAAAAATGCATATCAATGGAAGCCATCGAGTGGAAATCAATTAGAAAATGGTCGAGTTCCAAAAACATCATTAACAAAAGATTTTATCAAATTTTTCTTAACTGGTCCAACATTAACAGCTAATTATTTATTCGGAGACAGAACCGGAAATAATGAAGGAGTTGCTGATGATATCATAGTTTTTCGTGCAATATTAACTAGTTTAAGCGATACATTTTCTCCGTCATGGACTGATGTTAAAATGATTGGACGTGCTGATCCTAATTATCATTACGGAGGTTATGATAGAGCTTTAAGTTTAGGATTTGATATTGTTATAACAGACCGCGATGAAATTAAACCAACTTGGAGAAAATTAAATGCACTTGCAGGATATTGTGCTCCAAAATATGATGGTGCATCTATTGCATTAACAGCACCATGGATGCGAATCACACTAGGAGATTTATTTCATCAAACGCCTGTAGTAATGAATTCATTGTCATATACATATGATTTAGATCATTCATGGGAAATTAATATTGAAGGTGATAAAGAAATGTTTGAAACCCCAAGAAAAATATCAGTATCATGTGACTTTAAAGTTATTGCAGATGCAATACCACAAAACAATGGTCGTTTCTTTGGATTAGCTAAACAATATGATTCTGCAAATACACCTATAAAAGGTAATGATAATTGGTTAAGTGATTTTAAACCTGGCGTTGACTCTAGAGCGTTTGGACAACAAAGTTTAACAAATACAGCAGCCGCAGCTGCGCCACCATCAGGACCAGATCTCGCTTTAGGTAATCAAGGTACAGAAGTAAATTTAGGATAATATATCATGTCAAGTAGATATGCAGCATCAACAACATTGCAAAATTCAAACGGTAAACAACGACAGTCTACGGTTATCGTTCCTAATATGCCATCATCTCCAAATGATGTATATATTCAAACAACATCAACAGAGCGTTTAGATAAATTAGCTTTAAATTTTTATCAAGATGCTACAATGTGGTGGGTAATTGCAGCAGCAAATGGATTAGGAAAAGGTACATTGATAGCGCCAGTAAATACAACATTACGTATTCCAGATAAACAAATTATTCAACAAGTTATTAATCAAGTAAATAGATCAAGATGAATATATTTTATTCGCAAGTAGATGATGCAGTTCAACGAGAATTAAATGCTCGAGGAAATTCAGGTAAAAATCGTACAACTGCAGACATTAATTTTATGGCAGGTAAAATTGCTAATGTACAAGTAACAGCATATAAATCAGGCTCAGCTGATCCTAGTATGCAATACCCTGGCGAATATGGTATTTTAGGCGGCAAATCGGTATTAGGTCCAAGATTTCAACCTAGTAGCAAAGGCGGATTTTTAACTAATCCAACTTATGAAATTAAATCAATTGATTTTGAAAAAAATCCTGTAACAGAAAAAACTACAACTTTAACAGATAACTCTAGAAGAATCGGACCAATCATAACAGCTGTTTCTATTGATATCGGCGATCATTCAATGGGGTTGTTAAATAAAGCAACTGTTAATATTACAATTCCAAACCCAACTAGAGATTTAGATGCAGTAGAAGACGTATGGTTTTATCCTGGTCGATATGTAAAAATTGATGTTGTATATCCCGACTCTGCTATTATTACAGGTGCTGATGAAAATTTGATAGCTACTTCATCATTATTTGGTTCATTGCCGCAAGACGAAGTTGACAAAAATTTAAAAAAATTATATCCATCTGTATCAAATTTAGATGAATTTAAACGGCAACGAAGAAAACTTAATGAATTTTCATTTCAAGGATTAATTACATCATTTGATTTTTCATACACTGAAGATGGAACGGTAGATGCTACAATTTCATTAACTGGTACTAGTAATACATATACCGACGTAACCATGTTAATGAATCCAAATACTAAAAAAACAGATGAGCAAAAAACTAAGAGTTATACTACATTAGCTACTAGTAGTGTTGCTGAATTACAAGCAGCAGGACAACCAACGGGTAGTACTGAATTTTATGGATTATTGTACAATAATTTTGAAGAATTGATATCTGATTTTAAACGAGTCAATCAAATCAAAGATGACACGCCACTATTAATACCATTTACTACTAAAATAACACCCTCACCAACACCAGATCGTTTTATATTATATGGCGAAATGTATCCGCATGTAGAGATTCCAAAATTTGTAGCTGGCCCGACAGGTTCATTAACAGTTGTACAACAACGTGAAAAATTTAATAAAAAATATCAACCATATACTCAATCTCAACGTTACATAACGTTAGGAGCATTAATTAGTTTCATTAATGAAAAAATACTTCCTAAATTAGCTGGGTCAGCTAAGTCAGCTAAAATTGATTGTGACTATACACAACATTTTAGCAACTATTATCCATCATTAACATCTTGCGTTCCTCGCGATATTTTATTACTACCACATAAAACTGATTTAAATGCAAATGCTGGCGGCATGAATCGTTACGGAAACTTAACAATGTATCCGGATATACTTACAAAAATGGCACCATATGGTGTATTACAATGGTCCGGTATCAAAGATATGACAAACAATATTGATAGAATATATTCATCTAAAATTTTTATTAATTTAGAATATATTCAACAAGTATTAAATGGTCTTTCGGCATTGAACACTAAAACATTTACTATTGGTTCATTTTTACAAAATATTAGCAATAGAATTGCCTTTGCTACTGGAAATGCAATTGTAATGAAATTAGTCTCATCTCCAGACAATTTAAATGAATTAGTTTTTGCTGATACTAAATATTTAAAACCAATTGATCCAGATCCAAAAAAGAAGGTTACAAAATATTCTGTTCCAATGTTAGCAAATCATCCTACTGGTACCGTTGTGCAAACATTTACATTTCAAGCAAAACTACCTAGCAATGTTAAAAATTTATCATATGTTTTAAATTCTGGTACTGATGTTTCAGACGACGAAATTGCTCCATATTTAAATTTTATGTATAATTCAAAAGATGCTACTGCAATTAATGAAGCTCGAGCTAAATATGAAGAAAAACATGGTCAAATCATTACAAATTTAATTGATGCTAAAACTGAATATGGTAAAATTCCATTTGTTGATGAACATACAACTAAATTATCTAAAGCGTTACTTGAATATATAAAATATCCATTTTCCGATATTACAAAGGCACAACAATTAACTGCACCAATATTTCCTTTCGATGTTGAATTTACAATTGATGGAATAAATGGATTAAGATATGGCGATGTTTTAACATTTGATGGGTTACCTGAAAAATACAGACGTAATACTGTGTTTAGTATCATTGGAATTACACACGATGTTGAAACCTCAGGCCAATGGACAACTAAAGTTAAATGCATAATGAGACCAGAAATAGGATAACAAATGGCACGATTAAAACTATATTATCCAGTTGATGAACTAACAACTAATCTTTATACTACAGGCCAGGAATGGATGACTTTAGATAAAAAGGAATATGTTGGATTATATCATACATATACAACGGGAGAAACATATACACAGCCCAATTGGAATCCTAAATCATCCGTACAATTGATTCCATATTATGAATTATCTGTAGATAATGAAAAAAATATCACATATCAACAATTAACAAATTTTCAATATGATGGTAAATTTGTTACGCCGAAGAGCATAACTCCGCAAATTAAAAAACAAGACATATTAAACGGTAGTATTCAACGATTTTTTCTTAAAAAACACAACGAATTTAACATCATAGAAACAAATCAATTACAGTACCAACAATGGCAGAATAATATTATTGATACGAAGTTATATGCTGCAATACAAATTAATTGGTTTATATCCGGAAACATTGATGATGAAGTTATAAATGGTTATTTAAACGAAGGTGTTGTAACTAAAAACAAAAAACAAATTGCAATTGCATCAAGACAAATGCCGGCAATAGTTTCACACTTAACAAATTTATCTGAATATTATATTGATGGTGAATTCTTTATTCCTACTGATATAAACGGATTGGAATCTTGATAAAATTTTCTTATTATCCATATAATGATAGTGGATACTATAGAAGAGGCGCAACAAACGTTACAATATATCAAAGATCGTAAAACTTTGCTAGTGCCTGTATACTGTAGTCCGATAATACATCCTGCAGTCAATCGTTTATGTGCAATATACATTTATACGGAAGATGATGTAGAACGTATGATTCCTATACATCATACAGAACAACTAAGGGGCTTTTCAGAACTTGTCCCGGAGTTTCTGGCTCTGCAGAATATCTTTGTTCACGACAAGAAGCGATGGCTACAAACGGGAGGAAACAATGCCGTATGGGATGTTAAGACATTGTGGTGGTATACATATGGCGAGGCATATGATGAAAGTCATTATCCAACTGCAGCACATCAATTTTATTGGCGACGACACACTGCTTTAGATGCAGTTAATTGCATTGTTCCATTACAGCAACATATGGCAATGTGTCAGAAGATTCGTCATTATGCTTGGCCAATGTGTGTAAATGCAAAATTGTCGGAATCATATTTGCAATTCAATGCAACATATCCTAAAACATTTGCAAAGATTGAATCAGCAGGCTTAGCAGTTGATGAAACATTCCGAATGCCAGAATTGATGCATGAAGGACGTGTTTATTCACATTATCATTATCATACAACAACCGGTCGTCCTAGTAATGCATTTCGTGGATTTAATTTTGCTGCAATGAATAAGGAAGATGGTACGCGTGCCGCATTTCATAGTAGATTTGAACGAGGGGCATTAGTAGAAATGGACTTTGATTCATACCACGTACGGCTCATTGCAAAAATGATTGGGTATGAATTGCCTGCATCATCAATACATGATTATTTGGGTAGATTCTATTTTGGTGTAGATGAACTTACAGATGAACAGCGAGATGAAAGCAAAGCAATTACATTTCGTTTGTTGTATGGAGGTATTGATCGAGAATTTTTAAGCATTCCATTTTTTGCACAAGTAAATGATTTTGTGTACAAGATATGGGATAAATGGAAACGCACCGGTTGTGTAGAAACACCCATATTGAAACGCAATATTTGTCGTGAAGGTTTACAAAACATGACAGCAAATAAACTTTTTAACTATTATTTGCAAGCAGTAGAAACTGAAGTATCAGTGCGCAAATTGCAACAAGTACAAGAAATGATGGAACCATATACAAGTTGTATGATTCTATATACATACGATTCGGTATTATTTGATATAAATTACCAAGAAGCACGAGAGTTACTGCCTCAAATCAAAGCAGTATTAGAACAAGGCCATTTTCCGGTAAAAACGAAAGTTGGCGATATTTATGATAAAATAAAAACTATTTCTTTATGAACATTGATTTAATTTTAACAGAGTGGTGTTTTCGATTGCCCAAAGGTTATCCTACATCTGCTAAGGACTATGAAGTACTATACAATGTACTGATAGACAC